CTCGCCCAGGCTGATCCCCATCTGTTTGGCGATCCATCGAAACGGCTGGATCAGTAGGTCGATCCCCTGCGCGAGCCTGTAGGCAAGCTCCACACCCATGCGGTTGAAGACGCCGGAGAACCCGCCGAATCCGATCAACATGTCACCAATGAAACCGCCGATCACGCTGACAGCGCTCAAGAAGAATCGAGTGACTGACATCAACCCGTTTGCCAGCCCGACGATCGTGATTGCAATTCCGGCTGACATTTCGATGATTGTATTTCGCATCTTGTCAATGACGCCGGTGAAACCTTCCGGATTCATCGCACTCAGTGCTGCCAACACAACCGACTTCATATAGGACAAAGCCTGCGTCACCGGCTGAATTGCCTGCCCGAATTGGGTCATCATCGTTTCGACTGAATTGGAGTTTGTCCGTTGCATATTGGAGGTCGACAAACGGGTGTTTTCGAAGTCGCCTTTGGCACGTGCGGTCTGCTGCATGATCCCCTGGGCGATTGCTTCGCCCATTGGCAAGCCGGTCTTTTTCAGGCTTTCGGCATCCAAGAAAACTTTGTATTTCCGCATAATTTGAAACTCGCCAGCAAATGCCGATTGCAGATCCTCGCGGATCTTGGCTGGGTCAATGTTGTCTTGGCTGGCGATATCACCCACGCGGGCTTCCAGTTGCTTGGCCATGTCGATCGCCTTGCCGGTCTCCATGCCCATGCCCCGCATGGCCATTGCCGAGCCGGTGATCGACTCCAGAATGCCCTGCATCTGGCCTTGTCCGCTGTCCTGCAGCTCGCGAGCGAACTTGACAGCATCGGCCGTAGCACCGCCCATCAAGACGCCCGTCTTGCTGAGCGTCTCGTTCAGGTCGGCACCACGGCTGGAAGATTCACCAATTGCCGATCCGATGCCACGCACGGCTGACCCTGCGGCATGGATTGCCATCATGGCGGCGGCAGCACCACCGCCCATGATGGCACCGGCCAGCAAGCCCTTGCCTCCACTGGAGACAGCACTGCCCATGCCCGAAAGCATGGACTTGGCTCTATCCAGACCGCGTCCCAAGGCAGTCGTGTCGGCACCAATATTGACAAACAGGTTTCCAACGGTCGCCATCAGTGCACCTCTTCCCAATTGTCCGGCACGGAGTCCATCACTTCGTTCAGCGTTTCGCGGCTCAACTGGCCTGTCAGGTCAGGCTTTTCGACCATCAGAACCATGATCTGCCAAGGCGTCAGCTCTAGAACATCCTGATAACGCATGTGACCCTCTAAGACCAGTCGCCTCATCAGATCGTGCCAGTTGACGCCTGAGAGGTGTTGCCTTTTGGGTCGTCTGCGCTCCGCCCGGTGATGGCGAACATCAGCAGTTTGATCAGAGCGGTTTGGTAAGGGATGGAGTCAACCAACGCCTTGACCTCATCTTGTGTGACAGTCTGGTTTCGCTTCAGTCCGTGGTACAGAACGGCTTGCTGAACCTCGCGAGACGCGAACAGGTAGGCTTGCCCATCTTCACTTTCAGGAAGTGGTGGCCAGTAGGCGTATTGCCTCTTGGCTTCTTTCCAGATCTCTTTCGCTGTGGCCGGGGGTAGGTCGCGACACGCTTCCTTGGCGTCAGTCAGTGGATTAGGCACGACTCCACGCATCACGTTGCCGATTTCAGCACGGTCGCCAGCGGTCAGCTCGGATAAGATCCAACTCCGGCTGTTAAGCCGGAACTGGAATTTGCGAGCGATCAGGTCATCAATATCAAAAACCATTTATTCTCTTTTCTTAGACGCAAGTTACAACAGAGATGACGCGAGTACGGGGATCACCGTTGTTTTTCAGGCTGATATCGAGCGTCACGAAGTCCGCCGCATCAAGCGACGCCTTCAGTGATTCGACAATAAATTCACCCTCGTAATTGACGGCACCGGCAACCAAGTTGCAGTTGATATAATCGCCCACAATAAATGGCAGAACCGTGCCTGTCAGATTGCCCGTCCCGCCGCTTGCAGATGCAAAGGCGTTGACTTCAATACTGACATCGGCAGAGCCGGCAGCACGGATTTTACCCACGCAATTGACATTAGCTTCGGCAACCGAAATGTTATCGTCAAGTGAACCAGACTTTGCAATCAAGTTGATTGCGGCGGTTGTATTTGCCAGCCCTGTGGTGAGCAGTGGAGTGAGCGTAATGGATCCGTTCCGGAATGTAACCGGTTTGCCTTTCATGGCCATGTCTAACCTCTTTCAATTGTCGAAGATTTCGACCTTCATTGTGAATTCGAATACCCAAACGTCCAACTGTCCGACCTTTGCGGGGCGTGCCAGGCTATCCGGTTCAATCTGAACCGAGGTAATCTTGTCACCCGCCAGAGTGTCCATTTTCTCGATTGCCGACTCGCCAATTGACCAGGTTGATTCAGCTGATGTGGTCAAGATAGAGATTCGGTAGTTGTGCGAATCCATATGCGAGTTAGCCGAAAGCGGAGTTCGCGAGAAGCCGGTTGCTTCCATCACCGCCAAGGGTGGAACAAGCGGATCGGGTGCATATTCCAGCCATAAACTGGGCAATCCTGTCTGAGCGGCCCAGTGCGATTGGATAGCCAGCGGAACGTTGTAGCTCATGAGGCCACCACCGGCACAGGCGTGCGGCAGATCACAGTCAGAGCCGTGTTGTGGCCCAGTCCAGCGGCCTCGGATGATGTGGAGACTTGACCGGTGGCTTCACGGCCTGATGCGGTCAGCACCTTGACCCAATGACTAGCGGTCAACGGCCATGATCCGGCCAAGTAGACGGAAAATACCTGGGCCTCACCTTCGATCGGCGGCCCATCTCGCTGGATGGACTTAAAATCGACTCGGCATTTTGGCGTGCCGATCACGGTCAGGGTCTGCACCGGTTGGCCCATGGAACCTTTGGCGTTGGCTTCCAGGTAGATCGTGGCACAGGAGTTTAACAGTCGTTCCGGCAGTGGCATTTTTCCCTCTTTCGGTTTATGTCGATGCCTTCAGGATGGCTTGGTCGAAACGGTCCATGATTCCCGCTTGCTGCGACTCGACAGCAGGCCGCATGTACGGGCGGGGTGCAAGATTAAGCATTCCCTTGCCGCCAAGTTCTTGGATGCGAGCGTATTTCAGGCCGCTTTTAGGCCCAACTTTGGCATGCAGCCCGCCGCGTGATGGCTCAATCACAATTTGTTGAAGGTTACCGGTCTGTTTGTGCGGAGGTGTGCCCGGCTGTGAAGCGGATACCCAACGGTTCAGTGGTGAGTCGTACCAGTAGATTCGACTTGCCCCGCCGTGTTCACCGCCGAATCGCATTGTTTTTTTACGACCCTTCACTGTTTTCAACTTCTGAATTGTTTTCAGTCCGTTTGAAAACGTCAGAGCGTTTTTCTGGGTTGCATTTAGCCCTTTGAAAGCCTTGCCTGTCTGTTTATTCAGGCTCTTTGTGGCCGCTTTTCCTGTCACGTTCAACAACCTGACAGCCGCGTTTCGGACCTTGCCTGCCGAGATGCGGATTGCCTTTGATATTTCTTTGTGGAGGCGAGCCTTGTACGCTTCGCCCTCCCACTCCAGATAGAAATTACGGCTAATCATCCCATCACCACATTTCGATAAGGCTGCAATAGCTGCGTCACAAGTGCGGGCAAGACGCTTCCCGTGTTCAAGATCTGATACATTGCGGAGTAATCGCCGATGCGCTCCATCTGAAGTGGTGCCGGATTCTGGCCATTGTTTTTCAAATGAACCGCCGTCAATGCGATCGCCAATTTGACATCGGCTGTCAGGTCCGCAGGTAAAAAGGAACGTGCACAATACTGGTCGATCAATGACGATGCCGCGGACAGGTAGGCCACGGCAGCGGCAGCGGTCCAAGTGCCGATCACATCGGTGTAGGTTGTTGCTTCAGATTGCGAGATGTAAGCGGCCATGATTTGCCTCAAAATGTAAATGAAACCCGGCGGGCAGGGAAGGACCCGCCGGGTTGACTACCAAACCGACAAAACCAAAATCAGACGGCTTCGTGAACGATCTGGAAAGCCTTTGGATCACGCACAGCACCGCCAAAACGGTACGAGAACGAAACCCGAATTCGGTTCTTATAAGCCATCGAAATATCATCGACCAGAACCGTAAAGCCCTGACGCAGCAAGAGGAAATACTCGCTGAAATTTCCGACGATAATTGACTTCGGCGAGCTCGTCCCAGAGATTGGAACGAATTCGTTGAAGTACACAGGAGAACCAAGGACGTCCGGCTGTGGAGCCTGCGTGTATCCAGCCAAACTGTTTGGCAGGAACAATGGGCGGCCAGTGGTATCCAAGAGTTGCAACAGCTTGCCGTGAGTGCCGCGAGCCATCACCCATGACAGGTTGGGGCTGTATTGTTGGCGAAACGCGTAGTAAGCGTCCGTGATCTTCGGACCTGTTAGCGTGTTCGCCACGCCGGTCTTGGTGATGCCAATGCTGGTGTTGGTCAGGATCCCCTCGGCCTGAATTGAGCCGGTGAGACCGTTGATGATTTCATCGTCCAGTACAGCGGCGAAGGCTTTTGACGCCTCGCCTTGGAGATAACTGGACAGACCCGGCGCGTCTTGAAAAAAGTCACGCGAGACATCCGCAAACATCGAGCCGGTATTTGCATTAATCACCATTTGGCCAAACGGCCCGGTGTCCTTCTGATTCGCGGTTCCGTTCGGGCTTTCACCTTTCGTTGGGCGGAATGTGGTGCCATAACGTGTGTCAGTGTTGACATCGTTATTTTTAGGGATCGTCACCGAACTGACGTTCGTGCTAAGGGTTTGGCAGATTCGCGGCATCACGGGCTGGACAGTCCGAGGCGTGATGATGTCAAAGCGAAAGTCAGGGGCCACGGCATTCGATCCGAGGCTGGTCGACGCGAGGTACATGTCCTTGCGAAACGGGGCGAAGATCTCGTTTGGCGACAAGGTTCTATCGCCACCCTTGCCGTATCGTTCAAGGACATCGCGATGATTGCGGCTCTTGACATCTTCCAGCTTGCCACGCGCACCCAAGAACGACTCGAAGGCTTTGTGGTAGTCGTAACTGCCCATCACCTCGGCCTCTGAGAGTGTGGCAAGCTCGCCACCCGAAACGACCTGGCCAGACTGGCGGTCAAGTACAGCGGCCTTACTTGTGGCCTGTGGGCGTTGAGGTTGTTGCGAATACTTTTCAACCATTGCGTTTGCATTTTCGAGCGCCTTGACCAGTTGATATTGCCCGTCACAGGCTTCAAGCTGGTCGATGGTCGATTGCAATTCGCCAGACTTTTCGGAGCGGATTTCGTCCGAACCGGCGATCATTTCATCTCGCAGTGATTTGACTTTATTGGCCAAAACAAGGCGATCTTCGGCGATTGTGGCCGCCGAACGGGGCTCAGATGCAGTTACAGACATGGGTCACTAACCTTTCATTTACCGCTTGGCGGCGGTCAGAATCGAATC